CCATTCTTCTGTTAATTTCTGAGCATCTGAATTACGAAACTTATCCCAAGCTTTATCAACTGCTCCGGTGGCTTTTTCCATTTCCGACATCGTGGTAGTCATCAGCTTGCCGTTCTTGGCCATGATACCAAGTTGAGCAGTAATGGCTCGAACACGACGAAAGAATTTTGCCATTTCAGCGTTGCTGCCACCAACTTCCTTGGACATGCGCTGCAACATTTTGTACAAGCCACCAGAGGTACGAATGGCGTCTTTACCATCACGGACACCCCAACGGTGAAATAGTTTTGTCATCTCGTCGGTTGGCTTGATGATCTTCTGCATGATGGCACGCAACTGCGTGACAGCAATATCAGCTTTAACACCTTGTCGAGTCATAACCGCTATTGCTGATGCAGCCTCTTTGAAGCTAACTCCCATTTCGCTTGTCAAGGGGAGTACCCGACCGAGAACATTAGCAATCTCATTTAAGCGCAGACGACCAAACTCTACAGTCTTAAATAGAACATCAGAAACCTCAGCAGCACTTCCAGCAGAATTACCATAAACATTCAGCACTGAAGACAATGCGTTAATAGCATCAGCGGGTGCCGCAGCAGTTACTTTTGCCAATTTCAAAGACTGATTTAGAAAGCCTATAGCGTTACTAGCTTTTACAACTTGATTAGACAAGGTTTGATACAAACCTTCAGCAACTTGTAAAGCAGGAATACCATAAGAACTGGACAGCGAAAGGACACTAGTAGAAAGTGCCTCAGTACTCTTTTGCATCCTAGTAGCAATGGTTTGGACTTCAGCCATCTTCAAACCAAACTTAGTTGATTCAACAACAGCTTCCTTTATCACGGAAGATAAAGCACGAAATGCAGCCGTAATAGGATTGATGCCTGTGAAAAGTTGCAAGAATCTCTTCAGTTTAGTTGCGCCTTTAGATGTACTCTTGGAGACCCCGTTCATCTCCTTAGTGTACTTATTAAGGCCCGTCTTGTTCAGACGTTTTTGCAACTTCTTTAAACCATCATTTACAAGCTTTAGTTTCTTGGCAAGCTTGTTCAGGTTTTTAATGGCTTTACTGGCATCAAAGCCTAGCTTTTGTTTGATTTCTTGAGTCATTTGCTATATCTTTGTTACTTTAAGCCATTTGAACGGATTAGGGAGCTTAGCCTTCTTGGCAACAGTTTTCCAAGCTTTCAATGCTCTTCCTTCGAAATTGTATGGGGTGAACCTAACAGCATTGCTCCAAGGTGCTGGATAAGGGCCCGGAGTAGGAGAGAAGTTTTCGTTGTAAATCAAGTGAGGTAATCGAGTGGCAAACTGAAAGCCAACATAAGACTTTCCTTTGTCTTTGTACACTTGAGTACCAGTGTCATACTTTTTACCAGTAGCATGACCATTTGTGAATGGACAACCCGGTACTCTTGGTCCAGACGGGATGTAAGTGCCAAGCTTTGAAGCAAGGATGGCAAACGATGCTCTAGATGCGCCTGACCATATGGGAATTGGAGTAGCAAAAACTGCTTCAAACAACCATGCTTGACCAGCCTTCTCATTGATCCGAATCATTTCATGAAAAAGTAAGGTATTGATTTTGTCCATAGGCAACTCCATTTTGTAGAATTGCCATGTCCAGCCACCTTTGCTTGGCATTACTTACCCCCAAATATTTTCCCAATATCCCCTACTTCGTCGTGCTCGGCGGTCTGATGATAGGCTAATAAATCTGCTTGAGCGATCGCATCCATGTCGTCCCAACGATCCTTTACACCGGGCGGGCGAACGCCGAAGCGTTCGCAAGCCGCCCAAATTGCGTACTTAGCCGTTCTGTAACTCGGCCAGAGTATCTTCCGAGCTACCGTCCCTGACCAAGTAGAAAAGACTCACGGGCTTCCTTGAGCTTGTCTTCATCCAGCGAACATGCGGACATCACTGCATTTTGAATATGGCCAACTTCGATGTCACTTAGACCGGCGTCAAGCAACTCTTTCTTCCAGTTAGGCCATGTATTAGGCTTATCAAGATCGACGGTTTCCCATTCAATCTTGCTTGGCTCCAATGAGCGAAGTACCATGTAATCCCATCGCAAATTGTCACGGCGCTCAATGGATTTAAGGTATGACTCGTCTTTCAAGTCATCCTTCTTACCACTCTTCGTGCGAATACTCGGAGGAATTGGCATCGGGCAAAGAGCATCAAACTCTTCACTGGTCGAAACTGCTTGAGCCCTGATAATGATGTCCTCATTTTCAGGCCGTGGTAATACGAGAACTTCTTCCGCGCGTGTTATAACACGTCCACCAATCTTCATTTCAATATCTCCTGAAAAGGCGTTAGGAAAAGAGGAAGTTGCCGGGCGCCCCAGCCGGGCGCCCGGACAACTCAAAAGTTACGCGCATTCCGTGTTCGTGGAACGCGTAATTGTCGGTTCGGTCACATTACACTTGCCACCGACCGAAATCGTGGCTGCATCTACGTCAAAGTCCAACGACTCATATCGAAAATCGTTGAATACAACATCTTCATCTTCATCCGTACCACACGGAACACAATGAAGAGCACGAATGTCAACCGCGTAAGGCTCACATTGATCAGTAGCACTGGTAACCCACTCGACTGCTTCACCAGCTTTCTTGACAGCGTCGACCGGAGTGATGTCCTGGCCGGACTGAGTTTTGATGTACTCGTAAACGAACTCAAGGCTCATTTCAACAGGAACATCATTGCCTTCCTTGACAGTATCCAGAGTGCCACGGTCCACAAGGTACTCATATTCCTTGGCTTCCGTCCAAGTAAGATTACCCTCACCGATCTTCACTTCCACCCGCTGAGGCAGGAAGGTCACGGCATTATTACTGTTCGCACTATTGTACGTTCCAGCACCAAGAGCCGGAGTAAATGTGATGTTGCTTGTGTTACCGCTGGCCGGTCCACGCGCTGTTACTGTGTGAACCGTGTTAGCTGTTTCGCCAGCCGTATAGAATCTGGCACCAACAGGCACGGAAGCCGTGTTAGTCGTGTTGAGAACAACAGTTCCGATGTTGAATGTGGTGTCGTTGGCCGTTGCGTTATTTGTCATAACACCAGACCCACTGAGACCGTCCTGAATGTAGATGGTCACGTTTCGCATTTCGATGCGTGCCATAGTTTATCTCCTGTGGAGGTTTATGTTGAATAGTCCATTCCATACAAAGCGTCGCACACGGATTGATTGACTCGGGTATCCTTATCGAGTCGTCCGAAGTGCCAAACTCGAACCGCTTCGTTAGAACCTTTCTTCACTTCGAGACAGCCAATTAAACTGCCATCATCATCGATTCCATTTCCCTTTTTATAAATGGGTACTGGGTCCAGCATTACTCGTGCAAACTCACCTGTCCACTGCATTAGGTCGAACACGTCCGCGTCGCGTGCTTCCATAAGCTTAGTAAACAAGAAGTTGATCACAACGTCAACTGTGAAATACCCATTACTGATTTCCTTGATTGTAGGGCCAGTGATTCTGAGTTCTACGTGGTTCGCCCGTATTACATCATCATCGATCTCATCGATTCCGTCGATATAATACGGTAGTGAAAGCCCGGATGCGGTGCTTTGGAAATGCACTACAATGGATTGATAGATCCACCGCGCGAGGTTCTCATCCATTGTGTTTTCTCCGGTTAGGCAATCGTGCCAGTGGCAGATTGTGTCAATGAAAGAAGGTACGCGTTGCCATTAGCATAATGGTCTTCATTAACTTCGGCGCCCTCTACTACCTTGGCTTGAATCAGCCAAGCTGTCTTGTATTCGTATTCATCCACCTGAGTAATATCGAATCGCTTGCCATTATAAACGATCCAATCTTGAGTTGTAACTACCCAGTCGCTTTCAACATCGGTTCGATCAATAATGAAAGTTCGCTTTCCACTCTCGAAAGCCCCTCCTTGTACAACTTTCTTATTAGACGAAATTAGGGAGATGCTTTGAATAACTTCTGGACGCATTCGGCTTGGAAGTACAACTGCCCGCTTAATGTATTTTGATTCACGAGTTACTGTCTTTACGCCAGTGGCATAATTTGTTGTGGCGGCAGCCTGACTGTACACAGTAATCGGATTGCCGTAGTCTTTCTTCAGCATTCGAATATTGCGACGAATGAATCTGATCAAGTTGTAATTTGGCCTAGTCATTTTGTTTTCCAGAATGGCAACTTTGAATCAAAGTCCCGGTCCATTTTAACTGTTCCGTGTTGTGGGCGATGACTTGAATGTTTTCTTTGACAAGATTTTCTAATGTAGTCTGTTGATACTTTTCCAACGCCTCTACACGGTCTACTAGCCGGTCTTCTCTTTTCCAATCTCTCCAAATGAAAAATAAGATGATACCGATAACAGGGCCGAAATCGTGAAGAACTGCTGCAAAATCCATTATCTCTCTCCTAATGTTGTTCGTATACTTCGTAACTCAGTCAACACAGAGTTGTCATTGCTATTCAAACCTACAAGATACTTCTCACGGTGAAGAAGGGCAAGAACAGTAGCCAGAGATGTTATTGCATCAGCTACCTTAGAGTATTTTGCTGCTGCCTCCCAGATGTTCCCTTCTTTGTCAAGGATTTCATGGGACACATCTGGATCGATTTCTTTTGTGTCATAGTTGTAGGGACGAAATATCACGGTCATGGGCTGTGTGCCATCTCGATTCCATCCAAGGCGCATGGACGTAATATACAAATCCGGATAAGATTTGGCTTGGGTGGCCGGGCGTGTTCTTGGTTTTTCAGAGGGTATACGATCCATTAGCTTGACACTTTCACTTGAGTGATTTCGATTCTTGCGCACCAGTTAGCATACCAACCCGCTACCGTCTTTACATTGATTTCCACAGCATTGGTAGTCGTGTTCATTGTCATGGATGTATCCCACGTCGTATCATCCTCAGAAATTATGGTGCGTATTGGCGTTCCGATAAAAGTCGCTGTGGCTGTTCCATCTCTTCTCACCCCCGCTTGCCATTCATACGCTGCCATTTTGGACCCATCTGTTGCCAGCCCACATACTAAAGCCTTTAATGCCCAAGCTGAATTAGCAGGCACTAACAATTGTTTTGTGCCAGGGCCTGTGCCATCTGCATCTAGATATAAAGGGACCAAGTTTCCTGAACCATCGTTGCGCGCGGCGGTTAAAGTCATTGTTTGCGCGTCGCCGTCTATACCTATTCTTCCACCACACTGTGCAACCTCGCCGTGCATTGTAGTATAGGCATATTTTCCAAATACTGTGCTATAGTTACCTGACGCGGTACTTGTATACCCCCCAATAATAGATGAATGAATCCCTGATGCGACGTTATTGTGGCCACCTAAAACTGTCGAATATGCTCCATTAGCAGTATTATTATACCCTCCTGCTATTGTAGAGTAGACACCACTAACATCATTTGAATAGCCTCCACCAACTGACGTATTCGACTCCGAAGCTGTGTTATCTTGGCCTCCTGCTATTGTGGCATAGTTTCCACTGGCCACTTGAGAGTTGGCGGTTCGGCTACGTTGAAAATCTGTTGAATAGATACTTCTTGTATTGCCAGTATTACTACCGAGAAGGGCGCTATTGCCACTTGGCATTAGCACTAAATCTCCGGCAGCGGTGACTATGTAGGTGTCAACATTCAGGTTGCCCCGCAACAGAAGTTCATCCCCTACGGGCTGTTGTTGCAGGTCTCCGTCAACAACTACAAGAGGTGTGCGGCTAGTCATAGCAATATCGACAAGTTATGGTCGATTTCCAAATCAGTGGTGTTGATAGCTCGCCCGATACGAACAACATATTGGCTAACA